ACCGCATCTGGCATCGGTGCTGCGACCGGAATTGGTGCGGCAACGGTGGCGGCTTCTGGAACAGCCGCCGCAACCGGAAGTGCTTCGGCAGGTGGTTCGACCATCGTCTCTGCGGCGGGATCGGCGACCGGTACGGGATCGGCGTCGGGCGCCGGAGCGGTCGTCATCGCAGCTGCCGGCACCGCAACTGGCACCGGCGCTGCAGCAGCAACGGGAAATTCCACCGCCGCAGCGAGCGGCGCGGCCGATGGAACCGGATCGGCTTCCGGCGTTGGGGCATCGACTGCCGCTTCGGCTGGCACCGCTGACGGTACGGGTGCTGCGGCGGGAGCCGGGGCATCCATCGCAGCCAGCGCAGGCACCGCTGCAGGCGCTGGATCCGCAACTGGCGTCGGGAGCGTCATATCTGCCAGCCAGGGTGCGGCAAGTGGGTCTGGTGCGGCGTCGGCAGTTGGCGAGGCGATATTCTCCGCTGCAGGATCAGCGGCGGCGGTAGGCGCTGCGGCGGCCACCGGGTCCAGTACGGCAGCATCTCAAGGCACCGCAAGCGGGGCGGGTACTGCGGCGGCGAGCGGGACGGGCATCGCCGCCTCTGTCGGCACGGCGTCGGGAACCGGCACTGCCTCGGCCGAAGGGACAACGGCAGGGAGTATTCAATCCGGTGACGGCTCTGCGGCTGGCACGGGAACAGCATCTGCCACCGGTACGGCCGTAAAGTCGTCGGCAGGTACTGCAGCCGGATCCGGCACGTCATCCGGTGCTGGCGCATCGACGGCGGCAGCGGATGGTACGGCATCCGGCATCGGCGCCGCATCCGGGACCGGTGCTGCAACAGTGGCGGCGGCTGGACTCTCTTCCGGCGCTGGTTCAGCAACGGCTGGCGGTAGTTCGATCGTACAGTCCGCCGGGACGGCGGCTGGTACGGGAACTGCCAGCGGCAATGCCGCAGTCATTGCGTCGGCCAGTGGCACAGCAACCGCGGCTGGTAATGCTGCGGGTTCCGCAGCATCAATCGCGTCGGCTCAAGGAACGGCATCTGGTGCTGGTGCCGCATCGGGCACAGCCGCATCGATTGCCGCCGCCGCCGGGACTGCGGCGGGCACGGGAACCGCCGCCGCGATCAGCGATAGCGGTGCTGGGGTCGGGTCGGCTTCTGGCGCAGGCGCAGCGAGCGGGACAGGCGCCGCCATTGTAGCTGCGGCAGGCACGGCATCCGGTACTGGCACTTCCTCCGCATTTGGCACCGCAGTCATTCCGGCATCCGGTACTGCACAAGGCGCGGGAAGCGCGTCCGCATCGACGGTTGCTATTTCATCGGCCATGGGCGATGCGTCCGGGACCGGCCAGGCAATAGCCACTGGTGCAAGTTTCCATGACGCAGCCGGCGCGAGCACAGGAACTGGATCGGCTTCGGCTACCGCCTCGTCCATTGCCGCGACAGCCGGGACGGCGATTGGCAGCGGAACAGCGGTTGGCGTCGGTAGTATCGTCGGTCAATTCTCCGAAGCTGCTGGTTCGGCTGACGGAGTTGGTTTGGCATCGGCGACTGGTGCATCAATCGCGGCGGCCGCAGGAACTGCGGTGGGAAGCGGAGCAACCGTAACGATCGCCATTGGAATGTCCATCCGGCGAACGTTGTTTCCATCGAACCAGCGGAGCCGCAGCTATCCTGCCGCATCCCGATCCCTGGCGACTGCAGCGATACCACGAACTCCATCCGGAACGGCGAGGCAGCGCGAATGAAGTCCATCCTCACTGTCAATTCCTATGCGCAAACGCAGGATTTGACCGTCCTCGCCACAGTCAAACAGGAACTCGGCATCACTGGCACTGCGGAAGATGCTCAACTCGCGATATGGATCAGGCAGTCGAGCTCAATGATCGCCAACTACTGCAATCGCACTTTCGGCCTGGAAGTGCTCAACGAAACATTCCGGCTGGAGACCACGGCAGAAAATTTGTTGCTATCGAGGTTTCCACTCACGACGATCTCTTCCATCACCGAAAATGACATCGTCCTCACAGCGGCCGATTATGAGGCTGACAGCGTCATCGGCCTTCTCTATCGGCTATCGGACGACACCCGCATCTGCTGGCCTGCCGGAAAGATCGTGGTGGCGTATTCCGCCGGTTATGCTCTTCTCGATGGATTGCCGCACGACATCGAGCGGGCATGCCTATCCTTGATAAAGCAGATGCGGGCCCAGACCACGCGCGATCCAATGGCCAAGCGGATTGAGATTCCGGATGTGATGACGACAGACTATTGGGTCGGCCGCATCGGCGAAAATGGCGCCATGCCACCGGACGTCATTGACATGCTCGCACCCCATGTGAACTGGAGGCTATGATGACCGTAGGCGTCTACAATCTTGCCGCCGAACAGATCACAGTCGCTCGCACTGCGGATGCGATGTCGGCGATTACCGATCTCGGCGGCATGACGGCGGTGACCCTTGTCGCCCAATTCTCCTACGGGTCCGGCGGAACGACAGCCGCGGCCGTGGTGCAGACTTCATTCGACGGCGGAACGACGTGGGTTGATATCGCGAGGTTCGACTTCACTACGGCATCCGCTGTCAAGGTTGCCACCCTGTCAGGATCGCTGTCGAAGGCTGTCACGGCGGCCGCGGCGCTCGGATCGGAAGGCGTCTTCGACAGCACCCTCGGTGACAGGCTCCGCGCCGTCCTCACCACCACCGGTACTTATGCCAATACCCTGCTGCGTGTCGATGCGTCGGTGCGATGAGCGACTACATCGACAAGCTCGACGCGGCCCTCGCGGTTTCGGGTGAGGACGTCATAATCCGTCGCATCGTCGGGACGAAGAACACGACCAACCTCGATATCGTGGTGAGGGCCAATGTGCGAACGGTGAGGCTTCCCGAAGAACTTGTGTCCGGCGTCTCGCAGGACGATCTTCGCGTGATCATCTCGCCATCGGAGATCCGCGAGGCGCAATGGCCCGGCGGCGGCACGGAGCACGCTCCGCCGTTCAACGTTGACCGATCGATCCCGGTGCGTGGCGACAGGCTGATCGTGAAAGGCAGGATGTACCGGGTCGAGACCGTCAACCCGATCGCAGTCGAAGGCGAGGTGGTGAGGATCGAGATGATGACCAAAGGCGGCGCGAGTGGCGGGTGATGGTCGCGCGATCGTGGACGAAGGATTACCAGCGCGAGCTGCAACTGGCGACGGAGGGCCTATCGGAAGAGGCTATCGCCCGGGATCTCGCGGCGCTCGCGAAGACATCCCTGGCCGAGGTCATTCAGTCTGGAGAGGGCTCGAGCCGGTATGACCGTTTCGTCAATGGCCGGCTGGACGTACCCGAAGAGCAGGTGCGGCCGCCCGGGCCGATCCTCTATCAGTTCCACTGGTGGAACGAGATCATCGAGGAAACGCTGAAATTCCTGTTCGAGCGCGCCCCAGTCAAGACCGGGCGCTATCGGGAATCCTTCGTGGTGATGGTCAACGGTTCCCGCGTCGAGGACGTTTCGGCGATTACCGTCAGTTCATCGGTTCTGGTGGTCAATACCCAGCCCTACGCTCGCAAGATCGAGGTGGGCCACATGCGGATGAGCGTTCCTGACGGGGTTGTCGAGGATGGCGTCCGCCATGTCCGCAGGAGGTTCGGCAATGTCGTCGAAGCCAAGGGGACAATGGTTCCCTTGCCGGGCGGCTATATCCTGAAGGGCGTATTTACCAAGGGTTACAAGGAATTCGCCCGCACCAAGTTGAGGAAGGACACCATGGCGGGAGCGATGATGACCTATCCGGGCATCGTGCTCAACATGAGGGTCTGACGTGAGCCTTGACCAATTCAGCGACGTCGTGCTCGAGGCCATAAGGTCGGTAATCGAAGCGGAGTGGGATCATACTCCCGTCGCATGGCCCAACGAGGAATTCGAAGAGCCGGTGGAAGGCAACCCATGGGTCGCCGTTGAAATTTTCGGGGCATCCTATGCCCAGCAATCCATCGGCATGGACGAGCAGAAGAACAACCGCTGGGATAGCGAGGGGACGCTATTCCTTCATGTCATGATCGGACGGGGGCGCGGTGCCAGCCAATCCCGCGGTGCCGCCCAGGCCCTTGCGGACCTGTTCCGCGGGCGCCGCCTGCTGGGCGACGCTCTCGAGTTCAGGGATGCGATCGTCGGTCCCGGCGGACCGGGAGATGAAGAAGGCAACTGGTATCTCGTCACCGTCAGCGTTCAATGGCGGCACATGACGGTCACCTACATTCAAGTATAGGAGCACGAGATGGCCAAGGTTCTGAAGGCATTCAACACCCGCAACCGCCGATTTGCCATTGGCGCCGAAGTGTCGGCGGGCGACATTGCTGGTCCTGTTGGCTACGACATTCTTGTGGCGAAGGGGTTCATCGAGGGTGAACAGCGATCGCCGAAACCTGTCTCGATGAGGCCGAGGCCAGCGCCGGCAGTTACCGCCGCAGTTGATTAGAACTCCGCCACCAGGCGGCGAGCCCAACAAGGCCCTTTGGCAAGGCTGAATCTTTCTTGATATGGAGCCCCAGACATGACGCAGACCAATAGGGTTCGAGTCGCCTCGGTACGTGAGACGACATTCGGGACGACCCCATCCACGCCCCGCATGCGTACGGCGAAATATGTGGGCGGCGATCCGCAGTTCAAGCCAACGTTCGTCGACTCCGACGTCATCCGCTCGGATCGCATGAACGACGACCCGATCCTCATCATGAGGGAGGGCGACGTCAATCTGAACTTCGAACTCTACTACGCCGAGGATGGCGATCCTCTGTCGGAATTTCTGATGTCCGGGCTGTTTTCGACGTGGAACAATAGCCCGACGTTCTTCAACGATGGAACGGCAGACTCGGTCGTCACCGATGCCGGCACAACGACCGATACCTACGCCGTGGTATCTGGCGGCGCCGCCGTGGTTGCTGGCCACCTGGTCCGCGCCACCGGTTTCACCAATGCGGCGAACAACCAGATCTTCAGGGCCGCATCCTCGACCGCAACGACCATCGTCGGTTCCGGTCTCAGCCTCACCGCCGAAACCGCGCCGCCGGGGACCGCCAAACTCAAGGTGGTCGGCTTCGCCGGCGCATCGGGTGACATTACCGCAACCGCCACCGGATTGGGCTCCACGACGCTCGATTTCACCACGCTCGGCCTTGCTGCCGGAATGTGGGCGAAGATCGGCGGTACGGCAGCCGGCGATCAGTTCGCCACAGCGGCGCTCAATGATTTCGCCCGTATCACCGCCATTGGCCCCACGGCTCTCACGCTGGACAATCTGCCGACTGGCTGGACCACGGATTCCGGCACCGGCAAAACCATCAAGGTCTGGTTCGGCGACTGGATCATGAATGGCGTAACGAAGACCGGTCAATCGATCGAATTCGGCTATCTTGGCCAGACGACGCCAACCTATGTCCTGGTCAAGGGCCAGGTGCCGAACACCATCAATGTGCGAGCGGACAATCGCAACAAGATCATGGTGACGACATCCTTCCTCGGCATGGCTGGTGCTGAATCCCAGACTGCCGCAGACGCATCGCCGGACGATGAATCGACGGCCGCCGCAATGGCATCGCACGCCAATGTGGCGCGCATTTCCGAGGGTGGGGCAAGGATCACCGGCTACAATTCCGTGCGCAGCTGGGAATTCACCATCAACAACAATCTCCGCAAGGGTGAGAGCATCGACCAGGATTCACCGTTCGACATCTTCGACGGCGAATTTGGCATCACCGGGACGAGCCAGACGTACTTTGGCGATGACACGCTCCTTGCCAAACTGTTCGCCTCGACTGTCGCCGGTCAGAACATGATCGTGCGGAAGAACGGTCAGGCAATGGTCTTCGATATTCCCCGCGCCACGTATCGCGATGGCAGCCCCGGCGTATCGGGCAAGAACGCAGACGTGTTTCTGCCGCTGGCGTTCTCGGCATCGAAGGATCCCAGTCTCGCCGCCCACCTGATCATCAACAGGATGCCCTACTACGAGGCATGAGCAATTCGGCCGTAGCCGACACTGCGGCCGTCTGACCTTCGCGCATGGGGTCTCAGCCAGACGCGAAGGGGTGTCACAACCCAACGGCGGGCATTGATGTCGGTCGATGCCCGCCGTTCATGAGGATGATATGGCTCTTAAGCTCAAGTCGATTCAGAGAGACCTCGGCAAGGAACGCAACGGCGATTGGGTTGAATTCCCGGAGTGGCCCGGCGTTGCCTTCAAGGTCAAGTCGCTGGAATCTCCCGGCTATCGCGCCGCGCGCGATTTGGTGATCCGCCGCCTCGGCAACAGGTCGAAGGGTGGAGAGATACCCCAGGACGATATGCAGCGCGAGATCGGCACGCTGTATCATCAGCAGATCCTTCTCGACTGGCGCGGCCTCGACGAAGCCTATTCGTCCGAACGGGCGCTCGAGGTGCTGACCGATCCGGCATACCGGCAACTGTTTGCGGCGGTGACCTGGTGCGCCCAGCAGGTGGGCGCCAGCGACATGGAGTTCGTCGAGGATGCGGCAAAAAACTCCGGGCCGCGCTCAGAGCCAGCCTAGAGCGCGCTGCCTCCAAGGATGGCCAGACCCAGCGTGGATATTTCCAGGCCGTAGCCGATGAGCAGCCGGACATGCGTGCGCATCTGCTCGCCAAGGGCCTCATCGCAGAAGATGATGCCGACGCCGATGAGACGCTGCCAACTGGCCTATTCACCTACTGGGAGGGCTGGCAAGCGTTGCGCCATGATCGCCAGTACGGCGCGATGGGAGGTTGTTCCGGCATCTCCTACCTGGCCCTGTCGCGCTATGCCGGCGACCACGGCATCGCCGATGGCGAATTTCACATCTTCACGACGCTGATCCGGGCCATGGACGCCGAGTACATGGACTGGCTTCATCAATCACAGCAACAGAATAGCCCAGCGGGGGGATCGCCAGCATGACCACTATGCTCCGCTCCCTCCGCGTGACGGCTGATTACGACGCATCGTCCTATGCCCGGGGAGCCAGCCAAAAGGCTGCCGCGGACAAGGCGATGGTGGATTCGTCGCGCCTTCTCGCGTCCGCACTCGCCCAGGCCGATGCAGCGCTCAACCGGTCGAACCCGGCGGAAAAGTACGCATCCGGTCTGGCGCGGCAATCGCGCATGTTCCAGGAGGGCTACAAGGAAGCCGAACGGTTCCAGCGCGAAATCCGCAATCTCAACAACCTGATGGACCAGGGATTGCCGCTCGACCGGGCTGTGACCCAACTGCAGAACCTCTATCGGCATTTCGATATGTTCGCCGACAAAGCGGACTTGGCGCGACAGGGTTTCGTGTCGATCGGCAATGCGATCGATCAAGTGAATGCCGTTGCAGGCGATGCCGCCGGTATTGCCCGGGTGACGGCCGAACTTGATCGCCGGACGGAAATCACTTCCCGCGCGGCACGGGCGGAACATGAACTCAGGGCAGCGCTCGATCCTGCCTACGACGCCCAAGTGAAATTCAATCGTGCCATCGAGCAGGCCAATTCGGCTTTCTCCGATCATCGGAATGTCAATCTCTACCGCCAGCAGATCGCTGCACTTCGCACTGAGTACCAGGCTCTTGGCGCGAAACCATTGGCGGGAACGGCGGAGGTTGATCCACGCCGCCTGCTCGGCCTCGGTCCGGTGCGTCCGGCGCAGCAGTCAGCAGCGGTATTCGAGCAGGCCGCCCGCGAGCAGGAGCGCATGGCCGACGCGGCGAAACTGCTGCGCATGGAGATCAATCCGCTGGGCGCCGCCGTCGATCGGATGAACGCCGAACTGATGCAATACCAGGCGATGGCGGATGCCGGTGTGCTGTCGACGACGGAACTGGCGGCGGCGCAAGCACTGGCCGGCCATCGCTTCGCCGCAACGCAGGAGATGCTCAAACACGTCGGAACCGGTGTCCAGCTCAACCGTCACGAGATGGCCAACCTGTCGTATCAGTTCAACGACATATCGGTCATGCTCGCTTCCGGCCAGTCGCCATTCATGCTGCTGATGCAGCAGGGCATGCAGATCGGGCAGATCATCGGTCCGCAGGGATTGCGCGGCGGTCTCCAGGCACTCGGCCAAGGCATCATCGCCTTCGTCACGTCCCCGGTGAATCTGGCGATCGTCGGGTTTGCCGCCCTGGTCGCCGGCGCCGTGAAGTTCATCCAGACGATGAAGGGCAACCTTCCGACCATCGACGATCTGCTCAAGAAGCAGAAGGACATCGCTTCGCAATTGGGCGAGTCCTATGGGGGGATCGCCAAGAGCTTCCTCGAGGCCTGGCCGGAAGACCGCAATGTCGTCGAGATCAAGGCCCGTCTCAACATCAAGGATGCGCAAGAGCGGCTGCGCAACGATCTCAAGGATGTCATCGGAGGCCTGCAGCCATACACGATCACCGAGGACGAACTCGGTCCATTGGCGATCACCCGCGATCCGAATGCCAATATCTTTGCCCCCTATGTTGATGCCATCAAGAAGGCCGATGCACAGCTCGAAAAAGGCAAACTTGATGCACAGGAATTCCGCCGCTCGTTGGTGAGCATCGCCGAGGCGAATCCGTCGCTCGACAAAGGCATCAAGGAACTGATCGACCTCACCGATCAGATCGCCGATGCCGAACGGCAGACCGAAGCGCTGCAGCGCCGACTCAATCTTCTCAATCTGACCAATCTGCATCATACCCGCCAGGTCATCGGCGACATCCCGGACACGCCAACGCTCCGCTCCTTCGTTCCCGATCTGAGGACGGATCGCCAGAAACTCGACTCACAGTATGAACGGCTCGTCCAAGCGGCCAAAACATCGGGACAGGTTGCCGAGGCCACGATGGTCTACGGCCAGGCCATCAAGTCCCTCGATGACGAACTGGAGAAGTCGGCTCGACTCCATGCACTTGATCTCCAGGCCATAACCGCCAAATCTCCCGCCGAGCAGGCTGAAATCGCCGCCGCCCGGGTCCGGGCCGAAGCCATCAATACCGCAGTCGATGCCACGGAACTCGACATCAAGGCCCAGCGGGCCGCGGAAGCTGCCTACCGATCCGCCACGGCGGCAATCGACGAGCAGAACCGGTCGCGGATCAGGGCGGCCGAGGAATCGCTCGGGGCGGCGAGGCTCGAATCCGAACTCATCGGCAAGAACAACGCGCAGACCGCCGAATTGCGTGCCAATTGGCAAGCCTATATCGATCTGCGCCGCCAGGCCGAGGACAACCATACCGCCTTTGACGAGGCCCAGTTCGAGCGGCTGAAGGCGATCAACAGCGAGATGGCCACCGCAGTCCGGCTGCAGAACGAGCAGCAGTTGGCCTACGATATCTCCACCGAGCGCAAACTGGCCGGCATGGAACCCGGCGAAGCGGACATCTACCGGCGCCTCAAGGGTGCTGGGCTCGAGGAAGGATCGGCGGCGTGGAATCGCTATGCCGAGGCACTGCGGGAAGCCAATCGCGAACAGCACACGTTCTTCGCCGGCCTCAAGTCTGGCTTCCATGAAGCGGTCGCCAACATCAACGACTTCGCCGCTTCCGGCAAACAGATCATGGGTGACTTCTTCGGTGGTCTCGAAGATGCCTGGGTCAAGTGGGCGGAAACCGGCAAGTTCAGCACGAAGGACATGGTCCGCTCGATGCTGTTGGATCTGTCGCGGCTGACCTACCGGATGACCATGAGCGGCATTCTTGGCCTGCTCGGCTTCGGTTCGACTGCTCCGCAAGTGGGGGGATCGAGTTTCGGCGGGGTGTTCGGAACGGCCCTTGGAGGAATATTCGGGTCATCTCCGGCGGGCCCGCTGGGGGGCGGAACAGCGGCATCGACGGCCAGCGGCGGCGGCCTGTTCGGTGGGTTCATGGCCCGCATGTTTCCAAGCATTGCGGTCAATCGCGCGACCGGGACGATCCAGCAGGGTGCGGCCGCGGCTGGAACTGCCGCAACGAATTTTGCCGGTGGCGCCATCGGCATTCCGGCAGCGCCGTCGCAGGCGACGACGTCCGGCGCATATGGTGCCGGCGCCTATGCCGGAACCGCGCTGAATGCGTTGTCGGCATTTCCGTTCTTTCCCGGCCCATTCGGCCTCGCTGCCTCCCTTGCTGGGCGGCGCACCGCTACCGGCGGCGCCGCACCGGCCGGCTACACCGAGACCGATGGTTATCTCCGCAGCAGTTTCTTCAATGCCAATGCCTCCAGTCCGTTCGACATTTCCCTTGGCACATCTCTGCCGACGTTCGGCGAGCGGGAACAGGGATCCGGCGGGATATTGTCATCGGTCGGCAGTTCGGTAACATCGCTATTCGGACGCGGTGGGCCTGGCCGCTCCAGCCCCGCGATTGCGACGGCGGCCACCGCCGGTCTGCCGGCGAACGACAATTCGCGGATCGCTGGTAGCGGGTCGTTTCTGGACCTGCTCGGTCGCGCCGAAGGCACCGATATCGGGCGCGGATACAATGAAACCCTGGGCTATGGCCGCTTCACCGGAGGTGCGCAGAACCTCACGGGCATGACCCTCGATGAGATCGACGCTCTGCAACGGAGCATGCTGGCTCATCCGGACAACACCTTCAATTCCAGCGCCATCGGCCGCTATCAGATAACGCGCCGCACCATGACCGGTCTCCGCGACCAGATGGGCCTTGGCGGCACGGAACTGTTCGATCCCGGGCTGCAGGATAAGATGGCCCTGCAACTCATGCTCAACCGCGGCCCGAACGTCGCTGGACTGCGGAATGAGTGGGAAGGCCTTCGCCGGGTTTCCGGAACCGATATCCTTTCCAATTACAGCAATCAGATCAAGGGGCTGGATCCGACGACGCAGCAGCAATGGCAGCAGCAGATCAAGGCTGCCCAGGACAGCCTGTCGCTCGCGGCGGGCCAGATGGCGGGGTCCGCCCATCAATTCACCAATGACCTCAATTCATCGCTCAAGTCGATCACCAATGGCGCGCAATCCGCAGGCTCCGGCTTCGGCGGTGCGCTCGGATCGGCGCTATCCGGCATCGTCAGCGCGGTGGGCGGAACCGGTGGCAGCATCATTTCCCCGCTTCTCGGCGCCCTGTTCTCCGGCTTCGACAGCGGCGGCTATACGGGCGATGCCGGTGTGAGCGACGTCGCCGGCGTGGTCCACGGCAAGGAATACGTGGTCAATGCCAGTGCGACACGGCGCTACCGGCCGATCCTCGACCTGATGAACTATGGCATGCACCGGGCGCCCCATGCGGCTGCACCAGCCTCGCCGGCAGCGAACGGCAATGAAACGTCCGCGGGGAAAACCATCATCATGAAGCCGACCTTCAACTTCACTGCTCCGGGAATGAATCAGATGCGCCGGAGCCAGAACCAGATGGCGTCCAGGGCGGAAGCCAACATGCGGCGGCTGGCGCGGGTTAGCTGACATGGCATTCCGCAACGTGCCGCTGCCCGGCAATGTTTCGGCTGGGTCCGATGCCACTCCGACATTCCAGGTTGACATCGCGCGAGCCGTCTCCGGAAATGAAACCCGCGTCGGGCGCCGCACCAACGCCTTGCGCCGGTTCAGTGTACCGATCAACCTCGTCGGCATTGACGATGTGTATGCCGTCATCACGCATTTCGAGATCATGGAGGGGCCGCTTCATTCGTTTCCCTACAAGGACCGCCTCGACTTCAAGTCATGCGCGCCAGATCCAATCAATGTGCCTTCCAGTACCGACGTGACGCTCGGCACCGGAGACGGAGCGACCGCCAGTTTCCAGTGCCGCAAGATCTATTCGACCGGCGGATATGATCGCTATCGCACCATCTATCTGCCGAAACAGGGCACGCTCCTGGTGGCTGTCGATACCGTGCTGAAGACCGAGACGACACACTACACCGTCAATTACGAAACCGGCGTCGTCACATTCACCGGCGGCAATATCCCCACGGCCGGGCAGGCCGTGACGGCTGGCTTCGAGTTCTACTGCAAGGTCCGGTACGACATGAACGACCTGCAGGCCGTGATAGAGACCTATCGGGCCGGTGGCACGCCGTCGATCGCGCTGATCGAGGTGCCGGAATGAGCCATCCGTTTCCCGCCGGACTGCTCACATCGATCCAGTCGGCATCCAGCAAGCGCGCCAACCTCGTGAAGGTCACCCTGCGCGATCAATCGACGATCACCCTGACGGATTGGGATGAGGCGATCACCGCCGATTTCGACGGGCTCGGATCGATGACCTATTCGCATGTCGAGATCACCGGGCTATCGGCGTTCGCCAGCAAGATCAACGGCCCGATCGACGATACCGAACTGACCCTGCGGGACGACGGGGTGACGTTTTCCGCCGACATGTGGCGGGCGGAATTGTTCCAGGGCGCGGTCATCACCATCGGCATCTGCGATCCGGAGTCTCCTGCCGATGCCGATGTCCACCGGGTCTACGACGTGGGGCAGACGCGCGTTGATGGAGCGGAACTGCATCTCGAGTTGCTGGGGCTGGAGAAGCGCCTGGAGCAGACTGTCGGCGTCGTCCTCACGGCAAATTGCCGCCACGAATTCGGCGGCACCGACTGCGGAATTGCCAAGACGGTGCCGGACTGGGGTGCATCGATCGCCTATGTCGTCGGCGATGAGGTAAAGCCAACCGCGTCGGGCGCCACGGGCTGGTTCCGTTGCACCGTTGCCGGCACGTCGGATGGCAGCGAGCCGTCATGGCCGGGATCTGGAACTGTCGTGGACGGAACTGTCACATGGCAGCGCTTCGCCGCCAGGACGCTCACCGGCACCGTCAGCGGCGTCACCGACAAGCGGGTGTTCCTGGCCTCCGGGATCATCGTGGCCGACGATCACTTTGCCGAAGGCCTGCTGACATGGCTCACCGGTGCCAATGCGGGGCAGCGGCGGCGGGTGCGCAGTGACGATGGGCTCGGCACCATCGGCCTGCACATCCCCATGCTCTATGCCATCCAGACCGGCGACACATTCACCGCTGTCGTGGGTTGCCGCCACAGGTATCAGGAAGACTGCATTACCAAGCACGAGCAGCCGCTGTCCTCGTCAAGCCTGACCATTCGTTTCGGCGGCTTCCCCTTCCTCGCACCGGAAGACGTCACGATTACAGCGGAAGCGGGCTGATGACGGACATCGACCGGCAATTCGTGGCCGCCGCGCGGACCTATCTCGGCGTGCCATGGATGGAACAGGGAAGGACGCGGGCCGGGGTCGACTGCATCGGCCTTGTCGTTCTGGCCGCGCGCGATTGTGGGCTGCCCGTGCCGCTCACCGCGAATTACGGCCGCATGCAGGCTTACGGGAAGATGAAGCCGTTGCTGATCGAATGGTGCGATCGCCGCGGTGAAGGCGGCGAAGGCATCGTGGTCCTGTACAAGAACGATGCCCTGCTTCACCTCGGGATCCTCACCGGAACCGGCACGGTCATCCATGCCTATGGACCGAACGGACGGGTGATCGAGTCGGGGCTGTTCTTCACGCCGATGCAGTTCTGGAGGCCGAAATGGCCGTTCTAGGGGGGCTATTCGCCGGCGGTGGGGCGCTCGGCAATCTGGCGCTGGCGGCACTTGGCGTCGGCATCCAGGCGGCGATCGCCTACTTCTTTCCGCAAAAGATCAAGGGCCCGCGGCAGGAAAACCTCAAGGCCCAGACCTCGAAATACGGCGATCCCATCGCTCGCACCTACGGAACGTCACGCTTGTCTGGCGCCGTCATCTGGCTCAAGGGCGACAAGGTCGACGAGCACAAGAAGACCGAACGTACCAAGGCGCTCGGTCCAATCCAGGTGAGTTACACCTACTCGGCGGATTTCGCCGTGGCCTTCGCATGGAACGGTCCAATCTCCGGCATCACCCGCATCTGGGCCGACAAGAAGCTGATATTCGAAAACGGCGCGGACGGCATCCTCCGGGCCGTGACCGGCAAGAAGACCGCCCTCGGCAAGAAGAGCAGCGTCTCGATCACGGTCTATCTCGGCAGGGACGACCAGCAGCCGGATCCCTTTATCGAACTCGACCGCGGCACCGCTCCGGCATGGCCGGGGATGGCCTATATTGTCGTGCGCGGACTGCCGCTGGACAAATTCGGCATCCGCGTGCCGAACATCGAGGCGGAGGTCGTTGCGGCTGGCCATGAAGAGGCGACTTCGGTCAACCCGGTCGGGACAATCGATGCCTGGGATGTCACCAATGAATTGATGGCATCCCACTACAGCGACTTCACGATCGCCGCCAACGGCGTGCCGGGCGGTGAGGTGTTGTGGACTTCCACCATCCCAGACACGCCGTCCTTCGGGCTCGCGGTTCTGCTGATCAGCGAAAACGGGGATATCTTCTCCGGGGCATGGACCATCAACTACTTCTATTTTTACGATGCTCAGACCGGCGCAATGCGCGCCAGGTTCATTCATTCCGGGGATAGCGAAGCCTGGCAGGTCGCGGACAGCATATCGATCGACGGCGTCTGCTATGTCATGCTGGGGCAATGGCCAAGTTCGTTCCTGTTCTCCAACGACGGGGGAGACTGGGCGGAGGCGGTGACATTCGGCCCGGGCTTCGGAGCGATCAGGACTCTTTCGCTCGGCCCCGAATATGGCTATGCCATCAGAGGCACTCCGACGAAGTCGCTTTACAAAATAGCATGGACGCCGACTTCGATCTCGAGTGAGACGCTTACTACCGTCAATGCTTCATTCTCGGGTGAGCCCCTCGTCGCTCACTACGATGACGAGAGTGACAGCGTCATCGTCATCACCACAACCCATGTCTACATCGTCGATCCGCTGTGCGAAATCGTCCTCCGTTCGGCGACACTGCCCTTCACCCTGATGGACATACCGGCGCCCGGTCTGTCGCGCCGTCTCAAATCCGGTGAAGACCGCTTCATGATCCGCAATACCAGCGGCAATGATATCTACGAGTATAAGGTCTCCGATCTGTCGATCATCCGCACTGTCGATGCTTCCGGCACGAGTTGGGAGAGCAAGAGCGCATCCTTTTCCCTGAACACTGACCGCGTCGTCGGTGAATGGGACATGTACGGAGCGGGCGTCAGTGACGGGTTGTTCTGGTTCATGCCGCGCCTGGCGAGCGACACGGTCACACTGCGTTCGATCGTGGAGGCGGAATGCGGCTATGTCGGTCTCACCGTCGATGCCACGGCGCTGACGCAGCCGATCAGGGGCTACACGGTTCGCGATCCGACCGCGCCCCGCGGCGTCATCGAGGACTTGCAACGCACGCAGTTCTTCGACTTCTCGCAGCAGGGCGGGCTTCTCAAGTTTGTCAACCGCGGTCCCACGCCAGTCGCCACGATCGACATTGACTGGATGGGAATGGCCGAAGCCGATGTCACGGAAAATCCCAGGCTCGTCAGCGAGGAACGAGCCGACATCAAGGACATGCCGGCGCGAATATCGATCTCGTATCCAGCGGCTGACGCCAAGTACAGGACGGGGACACAATCCCTTCCCAACCCCGATGGTCTCGACGACAGCGACAACGATCTGACGTTCTCGACGCCATTGGTGATGAGCGATAACGAGGCCGCCAAGGCCATCGACATCCTGATGAACGAAACCCGCGAGGCATTGACGATCTACAAGACGGCGATTTCGTCGAAGTATTTCAACCTGACGCCGGCCGATGTCGTGACCTTGCCGCTCGACGACGCCCTGAGCGTGACCGCGGTGATTGCCGCCATGGAAGGCGACACCATCATCGAGACGGAGCTTCGCCATCGGTCGATCCCATATACCTCCGATGCCGTTGGCAATCCGACCGCCGATGAGGAAGACGAAATTGCCTTCGACTCGGCGCGGCTGCAATTCGTGGCGATCGACGGGCATCTCCTGCGTGCCGCTGACAATGACGACAGTTTCTATTTCGGCGTGGCGCGGCGGAGCGGGACATCGTTTTCATCGGCAACGATCTACAGGTCGACCAATGGCGGCGTCGAATATCTGCCCTGGGCAGAAATGCCCGCCGAAATCGTGCACGGCGTTGCATTGACGGCATTGCCGGATGTGCCGCATCCATTCAGTTGGGACCGCGGTTCCTCCCTGATCGTCGCGGTTCCGAGCGGACTGACCTTGCCGGCATCGGTTGACGACGAGACCCTGCTTTCCGATCCGACGCTGAATGCCTTCGCGATCCAGAGCGGCGACGAGTTCGAATATCTCAGGGCGGCGACCATCGTTGACAATGCCGATGGCACATGGACGTTGAGCAATCTGTTGCGCGGCCTCAAGGGCACGGACTTCGCCACCGGCGGACATGCGGCTGGCAACAGGAACTATTATCTCGACACGGAGACCTTTGACCGGCCGGAAGACGGCGACGTGGGCCTCGAGCGGATCTATGTCCCGATCTCGACCGGATCGGCTTTCAGCCGGGATAACGCGGGGCGGTTCAGCAATGCCGGCAAGGGTCTCAGGCCATGGTCGCCCGTCAATATCGCTGCGGCGCGCGATGGGTCCGGCAATATCACCGGCACATTCAATCGCCGCGACAGGCTCGGGCAGGACTGGCCGGAAAGCGGGCCTGAAGACCCGCCGATGAGCGAGGCGTCTGAAGCATACAAGGTCTTCGTCTACGATACCGGAACGGTGGTCCGCACCATCGACGTGACGGCCGAGGCCTTCGCATATTCGGCAGCCGAACAGACCGCCGATTTCGGGAGTCCCCAACCTGAAGGGACACTGGATATCGGCGTGGTGCAGGTGAGCACCGCCTACGGCAACGGTATCGAGCGCCTCGCCACCATCTGATCTTCGCAAGGAACTGACGGCACATGACCACCTCAAACATCCTGGGTCTGACCGAACTCGCGCCGACAATGACCGGCCGCTCGGCTCTGCTCAACGAGTGGCTGTCTGCTATCGAGGCCTACGCAGGTCATATCGCGGCCACGCAGGTCGGCCTCAACACGCCGCCCGGAACCCCTGCCGAAGGCGATGTCTATGTCACCGGAAGCGCCCCAACCGGCACATGGGCTGGCCAAG